TGTATAAACAGTCTTCACTTTTTATTTCTATCTTCATTCTTTTACCTCAATACTTTCTATCCATGATTCAATATCACTTTTTAATGTTGTCCAATACTCTGTATTAAATCCAACTAACTCCCAAGCTATATCTTCTTCTGATAAACATAGCATCAATGCACAACCTTTAGATATTTTCTTTTGTGCTACTTTTTGTTCTACTTTATGCATAAAATCCTCAGCTTGTCCCTGTAAATAATTTTTACTTTTGCTCATAACCCTATGTTAAAACATAACATCTGTCTTGTCAAATTAGCAAGAATCTAAGTGTTGTATTTTTTGTATAGATATTGATT